GTTTCACCAGCAGTATTTCCAATCGCAACAGCGGAGTCGCCTTGAGTAGTTAGTCCAGCATTATTTCCAATCGCAATAGCGTCCTGCGTTTGATTTGTGATTCCAGCAGATAATCCAATAGCAATCGCATTTGCTCCTTGATTCATAGACCCAGCACTATTACCAACCGCAACAGCGTTTGTCGCTTGTGTTGTTTGTCCAGCAACATTCCCAATAGCAACGGCGTATTGACTTTGAGTATTATTACCAGCATCTCCTCCAATCGCAATCGCCGACGCTGCTTGATTCGTCCCTCCTGCTGATGTTCCAATCGCAACCGCATTCGCTCCTTGACTTGTTATTCCAGCACTCGTTCCAATCGCAACAGTATCGTTGCCCTGCGTAGTTTCTCCTGCTGATCCTCCAATCGCAATCGCATTCGCTCCTTGAGTTGTTTGTCCTGCTTGATTTCCAATAGCGACAGCATCTCCCCCTTGTTGTGTTCTTCCAGAATTCACTCCAATAGCAACCGAGTTCCCTCCTTGATTCGTTAGTCCAGCATTACTACCAATAGCGACGGCGTCTTGTTGCTGAGTGATGTTTCCAGCAGCGTCTCCAATCGCAACCGCCCCTGCTGATTGGGTGGTATTACCAGCATCTTCACCAATCGCAATCGCACTCGCTCCTTGAGAGGTATATCCTGCTTGGAATCCAATCGCAATCGCACTACCCCCTTGTGAGTTTGCGACATCTCCAGCAGCGTTATTTCCAATAGCAACACAACTCGCTCCTTGACCGAAAATACCAGCACTTAATCCAATCGCAACCGAGTTCGCCCCTTGATTATCAGCAGCAGCATTATAACCAATAGCAACAGCATCGGTGCCTTGAGTGTTGCTACCAGCATCTGCCCCAATAGCAACCGAACTCGCTCCTTGATTCAAACCTCCTGCTTGGAATCCTACAGCAACAGCACGAATACCTTGAGTATTCCCACCAGTATCACTACCTATAGCAATAGCATAGGCACCTTGCGTAGTTTTTCCTGCTTGGTATCCAATCCCAACAGCATCGTTGCTTTGATTGGTCTGTCCTGCTTGGAATCCTACAGCAACACTATCGTTGCCTTGATTCGTTCCTCCTGCTTGATGACCTACTGCTACATTTTCACCCAAACTCGCAACACCAGCATTAAAACCAATAGCGACGTTGTTTGCTGCCGAACCAACACCAGCACCTACTCCTAACCACGTATCAGTAGCACTCGCCAACGCCCCCAAACTTATCGCAAACTCTCCAGTAGAAGGATTAACTCTAATAGGTGTCCCTCCGTCGTCGGCGAATAGTTGTCGTGGAACACCACCTCCAGCAGTTACAAAAGTAGGATAAAACGTAGCATTTACGTTGGTCGTATTGACGGTGGGTGCTGCTGCTGGTGGTAGTCCCCATAGGGTTTGCCCTCCAGCAGCACCGCAACCGAGGACTTCACCGATCATACCAATATTACCAGCACTATCGGTTAGTGATTGTAATCCAAAATTGAGTGTTGCGTTGAGGGGATTCGCTACAGCGACGACTGGAACCGCTGGATTTGCGATCGTGATGTTTGCTCCAGCATTTACGGCAGCAATACCACCTCCACCACCGCCCTCTTGGAACCGTAGTAGGACTTTATTGTATGTAGCAGCATTCGCTGGATCTTGTCCGCAAAATGTATTGAAAGACATATCTACGTATATTGTTTATCTATATTAATAATATAATTTTATGTTTAATAAATATATCTGTATAATAGTTATATAAAATGCCTTACGAAATACGAAAACGAAAGGGTGGATATAAGGTCTGTAAGAAGCAGTCTAAACGATGCTATTCTAATGACCCTATACCGCTGGAAAGAGCGAAGCGACAATTAAAAGCGTTGTATGCTAATGATGACGATATGGAGGGTAGTGGGTTCTTCCAGAATCTAATTAAGAAGGCGTTTGGGACTGTGAGTGATATGATAGTGAAACCGCCCAATTTTGATCCAAGCAAGGTGAAATACGGTTGGTTGAGACGTCCCTTTGATATGCCCCCCCTATATGATTTGAGTGAGATGGTCGCAGCAACATATAAACCAGAAGCAGACAACCCAGATATACAAGGTTATACACTTCTCGCTAAAACACCCACGCTGGCGTTCTTCCAAGTCCAGCGAAAGAAGAATGTGATTATAATCGCCATCCGTGGAACAGCATTAAGCGACCTAAACGACATAACAGCGGATTTGGGTATATTGAAGAGTATAGTTGTAGATGCTAATACGGCGAGGAATGTGAGGAATAGTCGGCGGTATGCTAGCGATGTTGCCGAGATAGAAGAGTTCAAAGAACTTGCCGAGAAATATTTACCTAGGAAAAAAGCGGTATTAAAATATTATGCTGTAGGTCATTCGCTCTCTGGATCAATCATAGATGAGTTGCTGGAGGATGGTCTCGTTAGTAGTGCCGTGTCGTTTAACCCAGCGGTAGAAAGGGTTATGCTTGATAAACCTAACGATAATCATCGTATCTATATAGAGTGCGATGTTTTATACCAACTTCTCGGTAAGTTCATAACCAACGGCAATTTAGAGGTCGTGCCGAAGGAGAACCCTGCTGGTGCTGATGCTGGACCAGTTGATACAACCAAAGGGTCGTTGTCTTGTCATACAATATCTACCGTAGTTCCATTAATGAGTGGAAGAGGATATAATAATAATATCGGTATAATAGAAAGACCGATGACGTCCTTTAATGAACTAATCAAAAACCCCTCATCCCTTTTGAAGGGGTTAGACAGATTTAAACCGATAGGATCGCCGTGCGACCGCATTCTCCAAGAACCAGTCTCGCAAGATGTAGGTCCTAATTCTGGGCGTGAGCGTCAGCGGAAGCGATACGAGGCGTGTCTAGCGAATGACGGTAAAGAACCAGAAGCACCACCACCCATACATAACCCCTATGATATGAATTATCGTAATCCAGTTCGTAGTTTTGACCAGATGTTAAGGGGTAAGGGGTTCGCTGGAGATATGTGGAGGCGTGGTAAAAAGGAACTCGGTATTAAGGAACCAGAACCAAACACCTCGCACCCCATCTTTGATTATACTAACCGTGATGCTGTTGAGAAGAGGTTTTATGGTTCTGGTTTTTTTACTGATGCCCTCGCTGGTAGTCTTTTTAAGGGGGCGAAGGGTTTGTATAATCTTTCCAAAGCAGAGTCCAACCCCTTCGCCCACGCTCCATCCACTCGCACAACTCCCTACCTCCCCCCTCTCATACCAAATGGAGGGGGGTTCCTTGATGATATGAAAGAGAAGTTCAATAATAGGGGTAAGACTCCAGAACAGATTGAAACCGAAAAGGCGTATCAGCAGAACGCCCAAGATGCGTTGAGAGGAATACCCCCTACCGTAGAGTTTATGACTAGGTGGTTAAATGACCGTTCTCCCTCGGCACAAGAGAAGGCGTTGAAGGGTATGACTCGTGAAGAGTTTTTGGCGAAGATTGGAGCAAACTATAAAAGGTGGCAAGACAGCGTGGGGGTAAGAAAACCCATAGAGTCTGGATTAGTAAGGGGCGTTAAGGGTTTCATAGACGCCTTTGACCCCAGCACATACGGTCGTGGAGGGGGGTTCCTTGAGGATATGAAAACTGCTAGACAAGATGCTATATTGCGGAAGAGGTTAAGTGGAGGTAGCAGAGAGGGCGAGGCAGAAATGGTTCAAATGATTCGTCCAGATGGAACGAGTGCTATGGTGCCTCGCCCACCAGCGATGTCATTATGGGGTATGGATAATGATGCTCGTGCTGATGGTAGTATAAGACAACTCTCGCTACGAAACAACGAAAGCGGTAGAAGGAATATGGCGAGACTGACTAGGGGTGATAGATTATCGCAGATCAATCTTGATCGTATGAATGACCCAGATAATATCCAAAGGGTTATTGATTTTGTTAGTGCTTTACGGTATCCACCCCATCTCCCCCAGATAGACAACACGGCACAACTACAAGCACTACAAGCGAGGTTGGATGTATTGAGACCCCCTCCGCCACCCCTCCCCAGAGATATTAACGACGACCCAGATTTTAGGCGTGGGCGAGATCAGTTAATAACTGAAAATAGATTAGTAAGAAGAGCAGAAGCAATAGAGAGAGCAGATTCGCAGAGAGGAGAACGTGCTGGACGAACTGGACTTCCAAGGCGACAACCCTAATCCCCAAATCACCACTTTTTTATCAAAATCCATAAGTTCCGTTTAGACGAAAATGATCTACCAAACTACCAAAATAATCTATTTATATTATTCCCTAATCAATATAAATATAACTGTATTATATATACAACTAGAATGGATTTTACCGCCACCCTCGTAGCGAAACTTAAGGAAAGAGGACTGACCGACAGTTCGGTCTCCTTATATGTTCGCAACCTTGAGAAACTCAACGGCAATAAGGTTATTAATAATCTTAACTTCCTCAAAAAATATCCAGAGATTATGGAGAGGTTAAAGGACTACAAAGGCAACACCCAGAGGGGTTTTCTTATCTCCATCGTATCCTCACTATCTTCTTTTAAGGGGGAGAGAGGTATTGATGCCCTTCTTAAGAAATATTATAAAACGATGATTGACTTGAATAAGACCTTGAATGACGCTAATCATAATGGCGTTAAGACAGAGGTTCAAAGTGCGAACTGGATGGACTGGGAGGACGTCCAACACATCTACGATGGATTAAGGGATAATATAACCCAGATGAGTTCTCCTATCACGGAGGGTGAATATAATAGGTTGCTTGATCTTGTAGTCCTATCCTTGTATGTTCTTATACCTCCACGAAGGAACAGCGACTATATGAATATGAAGGTTGTCTCGGCATTCACCCCAGAGGTTAGTGAGGCGTTGAGTGGAAACAATATCCTTGATTGGAACGGAAAGAGGTTTCTATTTAGGAACTATAAGACCTCCAAAAAATATGGTGAGACCATCATACCTATCCCTAAAGAACTCTATGAGATCCTTGCTGTCTATTTTGAGAAGAAGGGTATTCTACGAAGACTACAAGCACCAGCAAAGAAGACGAAGAAGGAGGCGACTGTGTTTATTGAACCCTTTTTGACCTTATGGAACGATAAACCCTTTCTAATCAATTCAATCACTCGTATCCTAAATAGGGTATTTGGAAAGAAGATTGGGTCATCTATGCTCCGCCATATCTACACCACAAAGAAGTTTGGAAAGCAACTTGCCGAACAAAAGGAGATCGCCGAGCAGATGGGTCATAGCGTCGCCGAGATGAACCAGACCTATATTAAGGAAGATTGAGTTGGTAGTTTGGTAGATCATTTTGACGCAAACGAAACTTATGATTAAACGTGAAAAAGTGGTGATTTGGTGATATTGAAATAAAGTTTGGATTATTTCAATATAAAGACTATTGTCTATGTATAGTATAGAACCAACGATGCCGACCGCTATGTCCTACGCAATAGACACGATCCTCCGCTTGTGCGAGGAGAACACACGCCTTAAGTGCGGACTTCCGCCAACCCTTAACACCGAGGAGGTTGTCCTTGTGGTGAATGAGAAGAAGAAGACGAGGGGGAATGGGGATGATTATGATATGCTTTTTGAGATGGAGGTGGATACGATTTGCGAGTTTCTTGCGACAGAGCATTCATATCACCTTTACAAAAAGGGTGGTAAGGGCGAACCGCCGACTGCGATTGAGTTGGATAGATTGAAGGAGAGTGCCGACTTGATTGCCGAGGCACAACAGAAGCAGATTAACGCCTTGATTGATGATAAGATGGAGCGGATTGAGGACAGAGAGCAACTACTCAAAAGGATTGCTCGTCTTGAGGAAGAGTTGGCGGAGATGGGAGTGTCTGTCGGCAGTTCATCTGTCCTAGTGAATAAGGTAAGGGGCAGACCGAAGAAGACCGAATTGTCGCCTTGTATGGGCGACCCTACGCCGATCTACGAGCATCCGCATCCGTAATAATACAATATAACCATTAAATAATCAATTAGGGTCTATTAGATTATTTACAATACCCTTTATCTGTAATAATACGATAATAATAAATTTATTATTATTGTGTTATATTGTATTTTTACAGATTATCGGTATTGTAAATAATCATTTTGTATTATTACACCCCATTAAGGGTCGCCAAGGGTATTTATTGATTATTTATGGAGAATAATATATTAAAATAATTCTATGTTATATTATATATATCATAATGAGCGGAATAGACTTCAGTTCTCGTATTTCATACGAACCCTATCACATATACTACGACCTCACGATCCTCAACAACGATACGACTGGAACGAAGCAACCCCCTTTTCTCCAATTCACGGAGATTAGGAACAGTCCTTATTTAGCAAACCCAAACGACTACTTTGCGTCGGTTGTTCGGTTCAGCGTTGAGACCCCCACACTCCCCCTTATCATACCCCAACCACGAGTATCCAATTCAGTCCCACCCCCAGCGTCGGTGAATGAACTCATCTACCAAGTGTCTATGACTCACCCCTCCCTCGTCGCAACAAACTTTTCGCAATTCGTCCAATACATCCCCCAGAGCGATTCAGTATTAGCACCCCCTCCTACATCAATATTAACTGCTGGAGATATTGTAAATGAATACTACTATGTCTATACATTCAAACCTTTTATTGATATGATTAACCGAGCATTAAGGGTCGTATATGGGCAAGTGATCGCTGCCCTACCAGCAGCAGTAGGAGTGGCGTATCCTATCCAGTGCTTCCCCTATCTGGATTGGAATGAAGATACCAATATAGCGACTTGGGTCGCACCAGCACAGTTGTTCCAAACGCCTTCAGCAAACAACCAGAACCCAACCCTTCTAGCAGCACTACCAGCAAACGCCCCTATTGAGATCTATTTCAACGCACCCCTATTCAACCTCTTTAGTTCATTCTCCGCTTTCCAGAGTGGATACTCCCAAGTCGCTCCCTATGTAGGAAACAACTGGAGGATGAATCTCCCAGATGTAGTGACTATAAACCCCTACCTCGCTACAACACCCCCAGCAGCACCAGCAACGATGCCGACCTATATCATTCAAACAGTTCCAGCAGGACTCCCACTCCAACCAGCACCAAACACGTTATTAAGGGTGCCTCAAGAGTATCCAACGACGCCTCTATGGAACCCAGTCCAGTCGTTCGTATTCACTACCTCGTTGCTCCCTATTGCGTCATCAATCGTATCCAACCCAGTCTTATTCGGTGCTGGATCGCAATTCACCAACGCTGGAAACAATAGTGGAATCGCCAACATCCTCACAGATTTAGAAGTGACTACCGATAAGGGGTGGCAAACAAAACCGAACATTAGTTATGTTCCTACCGCCGAATACCGCCTCTTTGACCTCAACGGAAACGCCCCTCTATCGGCGATTGAAATAAGCGTCAATTGGAAGGATACATTTGGACGCCTCAATCAATTTAGGTTGGGGTCTGGATGTAATGCCTCAATTAAATTGATGTTTAGGCGGAAGGACTTCCAAGGCGTAGTCTAAATACTCATTAAGGGGTTTTAATATTTGTCGCAGAATTAATATTAAAATAATTATGTTATAGTATATTATAACAATCGTAAATATGTCTTCCGCCGACTTCCAGAAAGTTCTTGTCCGTGATGAACGCCTCAACTGTAAGGACAGCATTAAGTATGCCGTCCAGAAAAGCGGACAGAATATCACCGTTGCCGAGTTCGCTGCTATCTCGCAGAATGCTAACTCTCACACCTACAACATCCAAGTTCCTAGTGAGACCACGATTATTGACCGTCGTGTCATCTGGGAAAGCACGGTTATAGCACAAGTCGCTATACATACTGGTGCTGTCACTGCTGCCAAACTTGCTGGTATGGCGGTTGGTGATCCAGTCGTCCAGTTGGGTCTAGCAAACGCTTTAGGACCATTTCCTCTTCACTCGGCGTGCTTGACACAGCAATTTACAATCAACAACAACTCGGTCTCAATCAATATGAATGATGTATTACCAGCGATTCTCCGCTTCAACGATAAGCGTGAATTGATGAGGTATAACGGTATGTGTCCTAACTTGTATGATGTCTATGGTAAATACCTTGACGCCGTCGGTGCTAATAACAACCCCAACGGCAACTACACTACGCACTCCTACGACAACGACCTCTACGCTCGTGGTTCATTTATGGACGTCCAAGTGAGCGGAACCGCCACCTTTGACGCTGCTGGTGCTAACATCATTACCGCAGTCCCCACCATCCCAGCGGTGGATGCTGCCTTAACTTACTTCATCAAATACACAGTTAGGGAACCCCTTCTCGCTGCCCCTTTTATGTTCGCTAAATCCAGTTATAGCGGACAAGGGTTCTACGGCATCCAGAACCTCAACGTCGTATTCAATCTTTCCACTTCCAACGTTGCTCGTGTGTGGCGTTCTGGTCTCCCTTGCGACAACAACGAGCAGTTCCCTACCCAGTGTGTCATTCAGTCTTATTCCAACAGCAGACTCATCTTCAACTTCCTCACCCCCAAACCGAGCGATATGTTGTCGGCACGCAACGTTGTTCCTTACTATGAGATGCCTCGCTATCTCTCTACATCCACTCCCAATATCGCCTATGCTACTCGTGGTGCTGGAGCAGCATCGCAGACGATCATCCCAGCGACAGCACGCCTTACCTTCACTACTACCCAATTGAACCAGATCCCAGATAAGTTGCTGATCTTCGTCCGCAAGGCGAAATCCGCACAACTTTTGAGCGACACCGACTCCGCTTTAGCGATTAGACAAGTTTCATTCAACTTCAATAACCAGTCTGGTATTCTCGCTTCTGCTACCCAAGATCAGTTGTATCGCTACTCTGTGGAGGCTGGTAGCAACCAGTCGTGGGAGGAGTTTAGGGGGTTCGCCATCCAAGCGGTCGCTGCGACTGGGTCTGGTAAGCAGATCCCCACCTCTGGTTCATACCTCTTCTTGGATATGGGTAAGCATCTCCAGATCACCGAGGACTACTACGCCCCAGGTTCGCTCGGCAACTTTAACCTCCAATTCACTCTTGATGTGGAGAACTACATCCCAGCACCTAACGCCCTTGCCCCTATCGCTGGTGGGATGCCGATTGAAATGGTTCTCATCACCCTCAACAGCGGACTATTTGTTTGCGAGAAGGGTCAATCAGCAACTTACACTGGCATTCTTACCAAGGACGATGTGCTGTCCGCATCCGCCCAGACCCCCCACTCTAGCGGTGATGTTGAGCGTCTCGTCGGCGGTGGTCTCCTTGATAAGTTGGGTTCATTCGCTTCTGCTGTTGCCCCTTCTGCCCTTAAGTTGGGTCGTGAGGCACTTGACAATAGTGATAATAAATACGCACAGATGGGTAGTAAGGCGTTGAAGGCGATCTGCGGTAATGGCGTCGGTCGTGGTGTCGGTCGTGGTCGTGGCGGTGCTATGGAGGATCGGTTGATGTAAATCACCGAATCACCACTTTTTCATCGTTTCCAAGGATTTTCATTTAGCGTGATTATAACTACCAATCTACCATTTTAATATTTGACGCAGAATTAATATTAAAATAATTATGTTATAGTATATTATAACAATCGTAAATATGTCTCTCGCCGATTTTGTAGTCTGCTCTGGAACTGGAACCACCGCTGGTGCTAACGGAACCCTAGTCTATACCAACCCCAAGATTACCGCTGGATGTATCGCTGTCGCCAACTTTACTGGTGCTGCCTTGACCGCTGGTGCGACTGCTTGTGCTATAGTTGCTACTGTCGCAGCAGGACAAGTCACTTTTACCGTTGCTAACGCTGCTACTCTAACGACGGTGAATGTTGCCCTACCCTTTTCATATGTAATCCTCAACCCCAACTTCGTTACGTTTTCGTCTTCTTAAAGAAGTTTAGGAGACACCGAGCGTTGGTAGTTTGGTAGATCATTTTTATCTTTTATGAACTTATCGTAAAATATAAAAAAGTGGTGATTTGGTGATTAAAATTATCTCAACATACTAATTATAATGACTAAACAACCAGAATACGATGACGATTTAGAAAACCTTCTTAAGGGTGAGGCAGAAAAGGCAGAGTCCCTATCTATCCTCCACCGCATCTCCCACGAGAAATATAACCGATGGAGTTCAGCAATCAATATCCCAGTCATCATAGGATCGTCTGCGATTGGATTCGCAACTGGTATTAAGATTGACTACGAGGATATTAACATCGTCCTAGGCATCTTTAGCGTGGTGATAGGGTGTATTAAGGCGTTAGACTCATTCTTCCAACTCGCCCAGCGTAGCGAACGCCATCGCATCGTATCCCTCCAATATTCGCAGATATGTCGCAAAATATCGGTTGAATTGGCGTTGGAACGGAATGTAAGGGTGGAGGCAAAGGAGGCACTCAATATGATACGGACTGATATTAAGAACCTTGAGGAGATCGCCCCAATCATCCCAGACGACGTGATTGAGGCGTATAAGGCGAAATACCCACGCCACGACGGAGAGACGATCAAACGCCCCAACATAACAAACGGTTTAACCGAAATAGTCATCAATAAACCCAATCACCCCCCAATAACGGCATCCGCCAATATAGTCGTTGTAAAAAATCACGGAGTAGAAATAATAGACGTTGATGGAATGATGTAAATAATATTGGATAGAAATTATATTAAAATAATTATATTAAGGTATATTATAACAGAAATGGTTGGTTATAACGATACATACAATCGTGCTTTAACGGCACGTAGCAACGCCCTCCAGCGACGCAAAGGACAGATGATAGATAGTCTCAACGGTTCTGGTCGTGGCGATGCCGATGAGGAGGATGATGATTATTTGAGTGAGGATGGTATGGAAGGTGGTGGTGCCTATGAGGACGACTACGAGGACGAAATGGTCGGCGGATCTTTTGAGGAGGCGTCTCGTGAGGTCGGCGGAATGAGGACTGGCGGTCGTAAGATGAGGGGTGGATTCCTTCCCTTCCTCGCTGCTGCTGCTGCCCCAGTTGTCGGCAGTCTTCTCACCAGACTCTTCGGTGGTGCCTATACTGGCGGTAAGAGGCAGATTAAGGCAGCGATGATGCGTGATTTGAAAATGGGTATGAATGGAATGAAAGGATCAGCGAGGTTTCTTCCAGCGATGCGTGATATTGCCTTCAACGTTGGAAGCGATGTGATGAAGGATGCTCGCTATCGCCCCCCTATGGTCGCCGAAGGCGGTCGTGCGACTGGTGGGTTTCTCCCTATGCTTGCCCCACTCGCTATGATGGCAGCACCACATATCGGTTCGGCGATCGGTCGTATGTTCGGTCTCGGTAGGAACTCCCCTATTATGAGGGGTCAAGGGTTCTTTGATTGGGTGAATAAGGCAGCGAGCGATGTCGGCAACTTCCTCGCCCCAGTCGGCAGAGTTCTTGCCCCTATCGCCGAGAGTGCTTTACCAGCGTTGGGTAATATCGCTAAAGACGCTGCCCTTAACTACGCCAAGAAGAAGGTTGGTCTGGGTCGTGGTGGTGCTTGCTGTTCCGCTTGTAGGGGTAATGGTAAGATGTCCCCCTATGACCTCGCCTATGGCGGTGCTATGTCGGCGAGAACTACGAACGCTGCTACTCACCGCCAGAGCGAGGATAGAGACCTAAAAAATGCTTTCGCCGAAACCATCCACGATCCAGTAAGACTGGATAAGGAGAAACGCTACGCCCTCGGTGCTGGTGGAAAACGCCTCTATATGAAAGGCGGTGTCGGCGGACAACTCGCACCGATGGGGCAAGAGAGTATGTTTGGATACGACAACAACGAGCAACCCTACGGTCTTCTGCCCCCTCGCAACGTCGCATCTAGGGGTTATATCCAAGGCGGTCGTCGCTTCAAGTTGAACGCCACTACCTACGGTCTTAACACACCAGACGCTATGGAAGGCGAAGGTCAGCATTATTTAACCCCAGTAGATCAAATGCGTCCTACCGTCGGCGGTATGAGAACTGGTGGTGGTGCTTCTGCGTGGATTAATCACGTTAAGGCATATGCCTCCAAGCACGGCGTCTCCTATAAGGAAGCATTATCCAAAGCATCGGCAACATATCGTAAATAAATCTGTAATGGATTATAATTTAGCGACAATATTATAATAAATATATTATGTATATATACATTATAACCAAATGGTAATTCTATCAATACGACATCGGCAGAACCGAGAGGCGTTGAATGAGGATTTAAGGGCGAATAGGAAGGTCTTTGAACGCCAGCAACAGCAAGTCGCCATAATGCCCCAGAGTGAGATGCCCCCCAACGACAGACTCCAGATGATCTCCCATCAGTTTAACAAGGATGTGGAGAACGTGAAGAACGCCCTTAACGGCGGACTGACCGATATGAATACGCCAGACGCCGTAACTCGTGGGTTTGCCGACTTCAGTCCAGTTTCTCTTTCGTGGAATAAACTGGTGGCGAGAATTAACCCTTATCTTAAAGGTCAGCAGACCGCAGCGGACGTCCAACCAGCGACCGCTGGTGATTACGCCTACGTCCGCCAGAAACTCAAGGATGATCTCCTTCAATTCTTCCAGAATGGACTACAACAGATCGCAGCGTTTAGACAGCAAACTGGAGGTTTGGTTGAGAACTTTGATACACTCCAAGATATTATCCAACAACTCCAAGTTGGGTTTTATAAGAATGTTAAATACGGAAGCGAGACGAGAGGCACGCTGGGTATTCAGCGACTCCCAGCGAATCCAGCACAAGGCAACCTTCCGCCTCCTCCGCCACAAGGAGGTCCTCAAGGAGGTCCTAACCAACCGCCTCCACCCCAACAACCGCAACCAGCACCCCAACAAGGGGCGGTTCAACTTCAAGACCCACAGACCTTCCCTCAAGAAGCAGCATTCGGTAATGTAAGTCCGCAACTCCTAGACCGTGTGCTGGATCCATACCAAGACGACCCCCAAATGTCCCAACAGATGAATAGAGCAAGAGAGCAAGAATTAGACGGCATCCATCGTCGTATCGCAACCGACATCAATCAATATGAGGGGCAGACTGGAAACGATATTAACGACCCCAATATAGATCCTCAAAATATTATAGATGCTTTTCCAGATGATACGAGAGATGAGATCCAGCAATTCTACGGACTCCAAGATGACGGCGAGATAGACACATTTATCGCCGAGATTGTAGATCAACTCGGCACCTACCGACGACAGAACGCACAACAACCCCAACCCCAGCAAGGACAGCAAGGAGGACCAGCACGACCAAACCCTACACCCCCTCGTGGGCGTCCAGCAGACGAGAATAGGAAGATGGCGATAGCAGCAGCAGCAGACAGACTGGGTCTCCGTGATGCCCTTACTGGATACGCTGGAAAGACTAAACAAGAGAAGGGGGCAGTTCGCCAGCAACTCATCGCTGTTGCGAATGAGTTATTCGGCGGTCAAGCAACTCCACAACAGATCAAAAGCACGAAGCGTTATTTAGAGCAGATGGTAGGATTCGGTGGTAATATGAATGGCGGTTTTCTGGGTGAGTTGCTTTTTGACGGTGTGTCCCATTTAGCGAAGAAAGCATTAGACACCCCAATCGGTTCAACACTCGGCAGTATGTTAAGGAACAAGGTTCAAGACGGCGTCCTTAATTTCTTCAATAAGGGCAGAGGTAGGGGTGATCGCTCCCAACCCCTCCGCATCGCCGACAACTTTGACGGCAACCAAGCGTATAGACCCAACACCCTCGCTGATTTAAAGAACCGCCAACGCCTTTCATCACGAGGCGACTACGTCGGCGACTCTACTGGTGCGATCATACCAAATCTTCAAAATAGGGGTGTCCTCGGTAGTGCGAGACGTATGGATAGGACGAGGATGGAGGGTGAGGGTGTAGCGGAGGTTCTCGCAGCGATCGCTAGTGGGGGTAAAACCGCTATTGAGAGTTATCTGTTTCCAGCGGTTGTGGCGATGTTGAGAGCAGTTGCGAGCGGTGCTGTTGCTGCCCCAGCAGCGATCACTAGCATCGCACAGACTACGAGGGGTGTCTATCAAAGGGATTCAGTCCAGACCGTCGTTCAGTATATTTACAACCACCCAGACGTTATGATACCGATTCTGTTGAAGTTCTTTCCTATGTGGGGGACTTCCGCCCTCGTCCTACGTCTCATACAGTCATATATGGGTCTAAAACCAACTGGAAGGGAAGACCAGCAAGCACCGCCCCAAGGACGCTACGACGGAGCAGATGCCTACGGCAACGGTGCTGGTCGTTGTTGTTTCAATTCCTCTATGTGTAATGGAACAAAAGCGTATCGTTTTAAACGAGGCGAGAAATCCGCCAACGTCCGCAAGGAGAGCGTTAGGGGCGGTATGAATGGGAGCGGAAACGGCGTAGAGATTAACGTCAAGTATTCCAAGTTGCCGAAGGCACTCCAACCCACCCAAGAGGATCTCCACCCCACACCACGCAATACTGGGGGGGTGCGTCGCCCTCGTCGCCCTCGTCTGCCCCAAGAGAGTTATGAGGGATACCAAGATGAGGAGAATGACGTATATACCCACAGCGGTCGCTTTCCAGAGTCCTCCCCCCTTCTTCATAGCGAAATGCTACAAGATAAGGCGTTGGGATTGTTGAAGGGGATGCCTCGCCGTATCGGCGTTGAAGACCCCAAGTTTAAACCCAAGTCATCGTAAGATCACCAAATCACCACTTTTTTATGTTTTTTGATAAGTTCCGTTTTATCAAAAATCATCTACCGAACTACCAAAAATAAATAAAAATCATTTTATCTCTTTTCTGGTGATGCGTGATTTTTCACGATTTATGGAAAAAATTGATTTGCTAATATTGGGTAAAATGATCTCCAGCGATTGACGCAAACACGACAACTACTACGACGATGACCTCAAACATTTATATCAAGAAAGAAGGAAAGGAATATTCCCAAGGAAACCCCCCAGAGAAAGTCCGCCGACTCTTGGCGACTGGGGCGACTCACGTGATCCAGAGAAAGAACGGCGAGGTCGTTCCAATCAGCACGATTGACGATATTGACAATATGGAGTTGAAGGAGGATGTGAAGGAGGCGTTGCGTGAAGCGTTGTTGGATACTGTTGATGCGGTGGATGTTGAAGACTACACGCAAAACGAACCCCCCACCCTCACCCAAGACTACATTCTCGCCGACGGAACCAAATGGATTGAAGGTATGACTACGAACAATTATGACTCACACGCCAGAAAGAATCTGATGGATACGACGGTGGATGCCCTCAAAAAGGACTGGGATGTTGAGTGGGGAAGTGATGTGGGTGCTGGATTCACCGCCCAAGAGGGAAACTATATTGACGATGCGTATGATGAGGACTTCTACCGCTTCCTCGTGAGAAAAAAGAACAAGGGATACTCTTCCAACGCCGAGAAGATGGTTCAACTCCTCACCGTATCTTGGTTGCTGGAACAATCAAGAAGGAAGTCTGTGAGGTTTGGAAAAGAGGGGGGCGGTTGGAGTTGCGGACAGACCAGCGGTGTCTGGGCGGACTTCCTCCTTCAAATCAAAGTGAGGGATGACTTCCAAGGATACTGCCCACGCAGAGCATTCTTCGTCGGCATCCGCCTCCACGCCAAAGTCCTCCCAGAGGGTCTCCAACTCCTCAACCCACTCTGGAAACCATCCTTCACAATCGTCAAGACCGACTTCTTCTACGAACCAGAAAACTCTGGTATGACGACCGTGATGTTTCCAAACTACGGCAACCCCTATGTCTGCGAGGAGGTGAAAAACTGCCTCAAAGCGTTTGAGGAGGCGAGAAAAGAGGCGAAGAAGGAGGCGAAGCGTTGGGCGATCGCCCAAGCGACCGAAGAGAGTCGTGAGCGTGATCGTCTCCACCGTGAGCGTCTGGAGGCGGAACGGATGGAGGCGATGATTGATGAGACCGTCATCGCCTACAACGCCCAAGTGAAACGCACCAAAGACCTCATCACATTCAATCGCCAACACATCGCCGACCCCCTCACCAAACGGATTGACGCAAAAGAGGCGGAGCGTCAGCGTGAGGTTGCCGAGCGTCGCCACGCCGAAAAACTGAAACAAAAAGAAATGGAACGCCTCGCCAGATTCGCCCCAGCATTCAAATCAAAAACCAAGTAAAAATCAAAACCAAAAGGGGCAGGGTAAGACCCCTTTTTTATTCATCAATCACGGTAGTTTGGTAGATGATTTTTGATAAAACAAAACTTATCAAAAACCGTAAAAAAGTGGTGATTCGGTGATTCACTTCACCCAAACATACACATACTCCTTATACCCACCAGCGGATCGCCCCCTTGATAATTCTTGCTTTCCACCCCTCGCCAAAGGCAACTCAAACCGATCGCTGGGTTTTCCAAGCACGGTCTCCGCATCGCCGAGCATATCACCCCCACCCCCCTTGTGAGGTATATTCATCGCAAACTTACCCCCTTTCTTCAAACCAGCATACACCCTCCGCAGAACTGGAAAATAGAACTTCTCGTTGAACTCATCTCTCGTCTCATACGACGGCATATCCTCATACTTCTCCAGAGTGAAATATGGCGGTGAGGTAAATACGGTGTCGTAGTTCAGTTTGGAATAATCCACCTTCGCACTATCAGCATAGATCATCTTCACACGATCACGCACCCCCAACTCCGCAATCATCTTATCATACCCCTTCTTGAGGTCTCTATTCGTATCTATTCCTATGTATTTGGTATCTGGTAAAACCATCGCTCCTACCATCCTACCACCCCACCCAGCACTAAAATCAAGGATGTTCTTCGCCCCCAATTTACAGTAGATCCATTTCGCAACCGAGGGTTTAAATGCGGATATACTACCGAAATAGAGTTGCTTTATTTTGAGGGCAGCGTAGTTAGGGTTGCGAACCGCCTTTGGCGAGTTCTTCGCATTATACGCAAGTAGTTTTTGGATATAGGGTTTATCCTTCAATTTTCCAGCGAGGGCGTCTATGAAGGTGTAGAGGTTGTATCCTTTTGAAAACGTATCCATACGAGCAGCAAACGTCGCATCATCCACTACCTTCAAACCAGCACGACTTTTCGGCAACATAGGGTCATCACACGACAACCCCTTCAACTTCTCGTAGTCCGCCATCACTTCTTCTGGCGTCCAGTCAATAATCGTCTTCGCAATCGCAATCTTCGTAGGGTTCAACTTCCCCCCACTCAACGCAGGGTTGCCGTCCCACAAGATCGTAATCGCAAGCGAGTTCCGTGAGGTTGGATCGTCCCTCCAGTTCCCCTTTATCCCCATCGCCCTCGCCAGATACGAACTCTGTCGCTTCTTTGCCGTCCCACGAGGAAACTCTCCCTTGTTCTCTAAATGACGCCAGATAATAAAATCCCTATAACCGACACGTCCAAACCCCACTCCCTCATAGACTAGTTTCGCCACGCCATCCTCGCTGAACTCCAGCAACTCTGGATCGTATCCGTGCTTATCCGCATTCGTCCTCGCTTCCATTAGATACTGCTTCGGCGACATCCCTATCCCATCAAGGTATCTTTTAAAATCCATCGGCGATGTTCTTTCTAATTATAATACACACATAATATTTAATAAATATAATCTACGAACATATATAAGAATGGCGGACATCTGTGAAAAGCGTATCGTATCTGGCGACATCGTCGGCATTATAAACAAACTCAAATACAAGGATGAACCCATCGCTATTATGGGGTCGGCAAAACTCTCAGTCCAACGCTACTACAGCGACATAGACCTTTTCTCCCAAATCAGCGAACCAACATCCGCCCAGAAAATCTACGACCAACTCCGTCTCATTTTAAAACGAGCGAGGAGTGATCGGTGCGGTGCCTTATACTTCATAGAACTAAAAGTCCAGAACACAGATGAAAGCAAGACCAAGTTCAACAACATCAAGGACTTCACGCAATCCGCCTTCCTACGAGCGATTGACGGTAAAAATCTGGATTTCATCAAGATTGATTATGTTCTCTATTTAGCAAACACCTTCACAGAATTATCCGCCATATACAACTTCACGGAACCGAAGAGCGTGGAAGATCCACTCAAGGCGTTAGAAGACGAGGTTGCCGAATATAAAAGAGACGGTAATTTATTTAAAGCATACAAGAGACAATTTTCTATCTACAATATACAAGGAAAAACAGCGGAGATGGTTCGTCTAACACGTCTATTCAATTCGCCGATTGGAGCGATATACCAGTTGAACTCGCAACTCAAGGCGATCAAGTTGCTACTGGAACACCACAAGGACGAGAAGACCAAGAAACGAGCGGAGTTCGCACTAAAAGAGTTAGGGGTTGGCGAGGATACGTCCGCTATTGACTCTCTAATCAAGTCCAACGATGATAAAATCCAACAAGAAACAGTTAAGTTCTTCAAGAAATAATATAATCATATTATAGTATAATATACATATATGTCGCTGAACGTGGAAAAGGTTGGACGCCCTCTGGCGTCAATTGAAGGCGATGGTTATTTAAAAGGAAAGCAAATATGGGTTGCGACTGGAAGCGATAAACCGAAGGAAGGTTTCCCTCGTCTAGAATTACCAGAAGAGTTCCACTTCCAGCAAATTCCCAACACTAAAAGCGAGCGTGAGATCCTCTACTTAACTGGTGCCTCTGGTTCTGGTAAATCTACATACATACGTAAATACTGCGAGAAGTTTAAAAAGGCGTATCCAGACCGAGACATATACCTCTTCTCATCGCTGAAGGAAGACGAGAGTTT